TAGAGTCAATTCTTATCAACATTGCTGATATGAAAGATGATCGTGGACTGAGGATTGCTGCACAAGGTACACAGTTGGTAATTCCGACTGCTTATACCTTTACTGCCGAAAGACTATTAGAGTCTCAGTTGAGAACTGGAACAGCAGACAATGACATCAATGCTATCAAATCGGGTGGTTATTTACCTAAAGGATATCATGTGATGAGGCGTTTGACTGATTCGGATGCATTCTTTGTTACAACTGACGTTCCTGATGGATTGAAACAGTTCCAAAGAAGCCCAATGAAAAAGGGCATGGAAGGTGACTTTGAGACTGGAAATGTACGTTATAAAGTTCGGGAGAGATATTCTTTCGGTTGGACTGATTGGCGTGGCGTTTTCGGTACTGAAGGAGCTGCTTAATAAAATATGGGGGAGAGTGAAAACTCTCCTCCTTATCAACTTGACAGCGAAAGCTGACACTGGCCACGACAAGGAGATATTACATGGCTAATACAACTTTTACAGGAGCAGTACGCTCCGAAAATGGCTTTAAAGTCGTTTCTAAAAATGCCACAACAGGTGCTTACACTGATGTAGCTAGCATTGCGTCAACAGGAATTGTTACAAATAAATATGTTAAGCATGTTGGTTTTGCGACAGGAGTTACTGTTAATACTACGGCAGGGGATAGTCCTGCAATTGGTGAGTTTACTCAACCTGCGAATACCATTATCACAAATATTAAGATATTCTGTGTAACTGCTCCAGTAATTGGAACAGGAGACATTGGTTACGAAGTCGGGACTTCTAGTTCAGGAGCACAAATTGTTGCTGCTGTTACAGATCAAATCCTTGATGGAGGAACGACTGTTGTTGTTGGTAATGTGACACTTCCTTCACTTGTAACTCAAACTGAAAGTGGGACTACAGCTCCTGCTTCTGTTCAATATACAGCGGCAGAAAGAACAATATATTGTAATATTACAAATACTGTTGATGCTACAACTGCTGGATCTTTTACTTTTATTATTGAGTATGTTCAGGTTGCATAATTAATTGGGTGGGGAAACCCCCCACCTAAATTTAGGAGAAATTAATGGCAGATCTTACAACGTCAACAAAAATTTCAGAAAGTTCTCGTGAAGTTATTTATGCTTTCCAATATCAATATGTTGACACAGGAAATGAAAGTGCAGTTCTTAAAATAGATGTCTCAGGTTTAACAGCAGACGCTGATGGGAATGCCTGTACAGGAATTAGAATAGTAGAATGTTGGTGGGTGATTAATGCTATGACTGTTGAAGTCTTGGCAGATGCTGACACAGATATTATAATTTTACATCTTGATGAAGGGCAGTCTGGTTATCAGGACTTCTCTAGATTTGGTGGCTTACCGACAAGCTCTTCTTATGGCTCTAGTGGGACTGGTGATATTAAATTTACCACAACAGGAGCAGGGGCAGCAGGAGATGCTTACCAAATTGTTATTAGAGGGATTAAACAGTATTAATGGCAACGTCTGGAACAGTAACATTTAGACCTAATGTAGAGGAGATAATTGCTGAAGCTTATGAAAGGTGTGGGCTTAATGCTGAAACTCGCACTGGCTATCAAGCTGTTTCTGCTCGTAGGAGTTTAAATTTATTATTTTCCGAATGGGCGAATAGAGGAATTAATTACTGGGCAGTTTCTCAGAATACATTAACTTTATCAGATGGGACTGCATCGTATGCTTTACCAGCAGGAACGATTGATATTATTGATGCAGTGATAAGAGAAAACTCTACAGATCAAACTATTAATAGAGTTACTATTTCTGAATACAATCAAATCCCCAATAAAACAACTGAGGGCAAACCAAGTCAATATATGATTGACAAGCAATATACTCCAACAGTTTATTTTTGGAATGTCCCTGATAAAACGTATACTATGGTTTATTGGGCAGTAAATCAACTTGATGACGTTTCTGCTTCTAATGAAGACGCAGACGTTCCTTATAGGTGGAGTGATTGTATTTGTGCAGGGTTGGCAAGCAAACTATCCCTTAAATTTGCTCCAGAAAAGTTTCAAATATTAAATGAAATGTATGAAAGGGCTTTTAACTTTGCAGCCTCTTCAGATAATGATGGTGTCAGCTTGAGGATTCAACCGACAGCGTTGAATTTGGTTTAATATGGCGAGATATGCTTCAGGGATTCACTCAAAAGCAATATGTGATATAAGTGGTTTTGAAATACCTTACAAGGAGCTTAGAACAACTTGGAAAGGGTTGAGAGTAAGTCCTGAAGAATTTGATCCTAAGCAACCTCAGTTAACTCCAGTTAAAAACATTAAGGTAACAACTGGTTTGTTTAAAGCTAGACCAGACAATGATTCCGAATCAGTTGTTTTTAAAGTGGGTTATAATTACAATATATTTTTAGACAGAAACCAGATGAAAAGTATCGGGATTTCTACTGTTGGAAGTATAGGGTTTGTTTCAGTGGTGATTGAATAATGCCAAGATATGCAAAAGGAACAAAATCTTATGGTATAAGTGATAGGGGAGGGCAAAGAGTCCCTTATCCTCAGCTTAAAACCACTTGGGATGGATTGCGTGTTGCTCCTGATGAATGGGAACCAAAACATCCTCAGCTTACCCCTGCTAAAAATGTAATAGATGCCCAACAACTTTTTAAACCAAGGTCTACTGGGCAGAAGCGTGAAGACGCTATTATATATGTAGGTTATTCTTTTGATCCTTTTTTGCCGATACAGGAAAGAACGCCAGTAGGATGTCCTGGGCATGGTGGTGTAGGATTAATAGATAGAATAGATTTTGAAAGTTATCCTGAAGTAACAGGCTTGGCAGGAACAGGAGCAATTGGCACTGAAACATTTGAACTTTCTATCGATGAAGTTGGTGTCGCAGGTACTGGTGGTGTAGGCGTTGAAGTGCCAGCCGTATTTGTAACTGGTGCATCAGGTGGAGGGGGAACAGGAAGGGTTGGCCTTGAAGCACTTAATCTTTCTATTAATGAGGCTGGTGTCGCAGGTACTGGTGGCGTTGGAACAGAAACTCCAGTAGCATCTATTACAGAATCAGGTGTAGCAGGAACAGGGGCAGTCGGCACTGAAACTCCATTAGCATCCATTGATGAAGCTGGTGTTGCAGGAACAGGTGGTGTTGGCACTGAATCTGTGATAATAACTTTGACTGAAGCTGGTGTTGCAGGTACTGGTGGTGTTGGCACTGAATCTGTGACAGTAAATCAAGAATGGGGTTCTGGCTCTTGGAATGATGGAACTTGGGGTAATTAGATGAGTTATTCAACATTAAAAACTAACATACAGAACTTTTTAGAAGATGATTCCACTGAATTGTCTAATTCTATTGATCAAATTATTAATCAAGCTGAAAAACTTGTTTTTCAGAGGTTACCTAATCTACCTTGCTATAGAAAAATTACGACTGGGACTTTGGTTGTCGGAACTGCTGATTACACAGTTGCTTCAGCAAGAATGATTCGGCAAGTATCAGTTACTTCAAGTAGCAATGTGATTTATTTGGATCACAGAATTGATTCATATTTAAGGGATTATTGGCCAAATTCCAGTACGACTGGAACACCGATAATGTATTCAACTAAAAATGCAGGGACTTCAGGAACTGTTGTGACTTTGGCTCCTACTCCAAGTGCAACTCTTGCATATCAAGTTGATTATATCGCTCCAGAGACTGGTTTGAGTTCTAGTAACACTAGTAGTTGGGTTGATTCAAATGCGAATGAAGTTTTATTGGCTGCAGCACTTTATGAAACTAGTGCTTTCCTTAAAGCTCCAGAAACGCTAAAACTATATAAGACACAATTTGATGAAGCTGTTCAATTGTTTTCCCAAGAAATGGGAAGGGATTATTCAGCAGAATACAACGGAGGTATTTAATTATGGCTATAACTCAAGCAATGTGTACATTGTTTAAAAAAGATCTGTTGTTAGGTGATCATCACTTAGATTCAGATACAATTCATATTGCACTTTATACAAGTTCAGCAACACTAAGTGCAGCAACAGATGGATACATAACATCTAATGAAGTTGCGAATGGAAATGGATACACCACAGCAGGTGTTGCTCTTGCAAGTAAATCGGTTGATGAAAACAGTACAAGTGGAGTTTTTGATGCTGCTGATCCAGAATGGACTTCAGCAACATTTACAGCAAGAGGTGCATTGATTTATAACAAAACATTAGGAGATGCTTCATCAAACGCTAGGGGTGCAATTGCAGTTTTAGATTTTGGTGGAGATTTCACAGTTGCAGGAGGAACTTTTAAAATTGTTTTCCCTGCAGCGACTGCTTCAAACGCAATAGTAAGGATCGATTGATATGACTATTACCTATGTAAATGATTTAAGGCTTTCTGAAATGGCCACTGGTGATAACTCAGGTACATGGGGTACAGTCACCAATACGAACTTAGAGCTAGTTGGAGATGCGTTAGGGTATGGCACTGAAGCCATAACAACAAATGCTGATACACATGCATCAACAATTGCAGATGGAAGTGCAGACGCAGCTAGGGCTATGTACATTAAGTACACAGGTACATTAGATTCAACTTGTACAATAACTATTGGTCCAAACACGATTAGTCGTGTGCATATGATTGAGAATGCAACTTCTGGTTCTCAAGATATTATAATTAGTCAAGGTTCTGGAGCAAATGTTACAATTCCGAATGGTCATGCAAAAATGGTTTATTTGGATGGTGCAGGGGCTGGGGCAGCAGTTACAGATGCGTTAGCTGATTTAAATGTACCTAGTTTATATATTAAAAACCCTAACACTGGTGATAACAGTACAGCAGAATTATATCTTCAAACAACTGAAGCAGATATAGCTGCTGATGATGTTATAGGAAAAATAAATTTCCAAGCTCCTAATGAGGGTACAGGTACAGACGCTATTCTTGTTTCTGCAGCAATTCAAGCTAGATCTGAAGGCGATTTTAGTTCTTCAAATAATGCGACTACTTTAGATTTTATGACTGGTGATTCAGCTGCAGCTTCTGCTAAATTTAGAGTAGGAAGTAATCAAGTTTCTACTCCAACCCTTGGTACATCAAATGTAAGACTTGGTGTCAACGCAGGAGATGCTATTGCTTCTGGTGGTAACTACAATGTGGTTATAGGTGATGAAGCAGGTACGTCCCTAACTACTGGTGATGGTAATGTTGCTATAGGTTTTGAAGCACTTGCAACTGAAGATGCAAATGGCAATAATACTGCTGTTGGTTATCAAGCACTAAAAGATTTAAATGCAGGGGCTACAGGAGAAAATACAGCTATTGGTTATCAAGCAGGGGCAAATGTTACAGAAGGATTATATAATACCCTTTTAGGAACAAACGCAGGAGATGCTTTAACCCATGCTGATTTTAATACGGCTTTAGGAACAGGGGCATTAGGGGGAGATACTTTAGGCAGTAAAAGTATAGCCATTGGGTATAGTACCTTATGGTCGCAAAATTTTACTACTGCTACAGATACTCATAATGTCGCAATAGGATACGGCGCAGGGACTGATATATCAACAGGGGTGTCAAATACTATTGTAGGCTCAGAATCTGGAAAGGATTTAACTGATGCAGACTATAATGTTGGTTTAGGTCATTATGCTCTTTATGCAGACACATTGGGCAGTAAAAGTGTAGCTATTGGTTATGGTGCATTATCTAGTCAAAATTTTACTACAGCAACTAACAGTAATAATACAGCAGTTGGATGTTCAGCAGGGTCACAAGTCACAACAGGAACTAACAATACTCTTATAGGTTCAGAAGCAGGAAAGGTTATCACAACAGGCCCTGCTAACGTAGCAGTAGGTTTTGAAGCATTATATACAGAAGACGCTCATGGATACAATACGGCTGTTGGTTATCGTGCCTTAAAAACTTTAAATGCAGGAGCATCAGGATACAATACAGCACTAGGTATGAATGCAGGTGCGTCAATGACAACAGGAGTAAGAAACACTGTTATTGGTGCTGATGCGGCTTATTCAATGAATACAGGTAATCAAAATGTAATCATAGGTGATGACACAGGACAAGCTTTAACCGATGCAGACTATAATGTTGTAGTGGGGAGAGTTGCTTTACAGGCCGATACAAAAGGTAATAAATCTGTAGCGATTGGGTATGCTGCTTTATACAGTCAAAATTTTACCACTTCTACAGATAGTCACAACGTAGCTGTAGGAGCTAATGCAGGTAATAATGTTACAACAGGCCGATATAATGTTTTGCTTGGAAGTTTAGCAGGCGATGGCATAACAGAAGGACTTGCAAATGTAGCGATTGGATACCATTCTCAAGGTGGCAATGATCTTGGAAGTCATAATGTTTCTGTAGGTCATGGCACACTTGAAGCTTTAAACCCTGCTACTGCTACTGATATGTATAACACTGTTGTTGGGAGTCTAGCAGGTGGTGCAATGACAACAGGTACATCAAATACCCTTATTGGTGGAATTGCAGGAGATGCTTTAACTACAGGTATAAACAATACAGCAGTTGGTGTATCTGCTTTAACTACAGATACAACAGGTAGATTTTCTACAGCAATGGGCAATGGAGCTTTAGCAATCCAGAATTTTGCTACAACAACGGATACGTATAATACAGCCGTAGGGTATAGTGCAGGAAATGTTTTAACCACAGGTGTACAAAACACTTTTGTAGGTGCTTTAGCCGCAGATGCTATCACAGATGCTGACTATAATACGGCTGTAGGAACGTACGCTTTAACTAATGATACTATGGGTAGTAAATCTACGGCTATAGGTTGGAATACTTTAGCCGCTCAAAACTTTTCTACTGCTACGGACAGTAAAAATACGGCTGTAGGTTATAGTGCAGGATCTGCTGTTACTTCTGGCACATTAAATACTTTTATTGGGCATGAAGCAGGTCATGAGGTAACTGATGCTTTGCACAATACGGCTGTTGGTGCAGATGCTCTGGGTAGTGAAACTATTGGTCAGAGAAATACCGCTATTGGTAGTGGAGCTTTACTGAGTATTGATAGAGCAGGTCTTGGCGATCCAATCGGTTATAATACTGGTGTAGGATACTTTGCAGGTTGGATGGCAACTACTGGTCAGGCAGGTACATATGTAGGGTATGGTGCAGGGCCAGGAACTAATGCATCAACTGGGAATAGTAACACTTGTTTCGGTTATTCTTCAGGGGCATCAGTTACTACAGGAAGTTATAATTGTCTTTTAGGCCCAAATGCAGGGGATTTAATTACTACTGGATCAGGTAACGTCTGTATTGGTTGGGATACTGGTTCAAATACAGTCGGCTTAACTACGGGCAATTATAATATTGTTATTGGTCATTCATCTAGGTCTGTATCAACAACAGACAATTCTATTACTATAGGGCCTTATATTACAGGTGCATCTAACGATTTTAGTTTTGGTAAAGCCAGCAATGTTGTAAGTAATGATTTTGATACAGATGCTAACTGGTCACGTTCATCAGATGAAAGATTAAAGAAAAACATTACAGACCAAAAACTAGGTTTAGATTTTATTAATGATTTAAGAACAGTTAAATATAATTGGAAACCTAGCACTGAATTAGATGATAAAGATACAGGTTTAAATCATTTGCGTTTAGACAAGGAGTCTAATCCTGTAGACCATGAAGATTTTGATGGCACTGTTGTTAACAACATGAATACCACTGCAACAATGCACAACTTTATTGCTCAAGAAGTTAAGACAGCATTAGATAAAGCAGGGGTATCAGATTTTGGTGGTTGGAAAGAAGACCAGTACGGAGTTCAACAATTATCTAGAGAAATGTTTGTAATACCACTTGTTAAAGCAGTACAGGAATTATCAGCTAAAGTAACAACATTAGAAGCCAAAGTAGCAAAATTAGAAGGAGAATAAAATGGCAGAAACAAGAACAGCAGAAACAATAGCAAGGGCTCACAAAGCTTGTTTAGATGGGGCAAATACCATTAATTCGGTTATTGCCACACACGCTAAAGGTAGTGATGCAAGTGATGGTTCGTCAACAGATTCCGATGGGAATACAATACCTGCCGACTTTGGGCATGACATGACCCATGACGAAAAGAAAGCTAGAGTAGCTCGTAGTGTTAGCTATCTCAAGCATCAAAAGACTTTAACCGATTGGACTGATGAAAGCTTCACAGTTATAGATAAAGCAATAACTGATGCAGACGCATTTACTGGATAGGTCTAATGGCTAAAAGCTTATCTGGAGTTTCTACTGAAGTATCGGGAATCGACAAGCGTGTGGTTGCTTTGGAGACTGAAATTCATATTCAGTTTAAGGACTTGTACAATCGCATTAAGCGTATTGAAACTTGGGCAGTTGGGTCTGCTACTTCAATTATTCTTTTATTAATCGCAATATTATATAGGATGTAAAATGAAACACATGAAAGACATTACAGTAATGATATTAGCTTTAGGTCTAATGTCGCTGTTAGGGCTAATTGTCGTTGATGAATTTATGATTGCCTCTGATCATGGTGGAGATTTTGATGAAGGGATATTATCTTTGTTAAATAACGCACTGGTTGGTGTTGTTGGAATTGTGGCAGGATATGTCACTGGTCGTGGTGGTAAATGCGATTGTGAGAAGTAATGTATACTTATGCTATACAGAAAGTTGTTAAAGTTGTTGATGGTGACACAATTGACGTTGTCATTGATTTAGGTTTTGACCTAACTAAAAAAGAACGCATACGACTTGCTGGCATAGATACTCCAGAAAGCAGGACAAGAGATCTTGAAGAAAAAGCGATGGGTCTTGAAGCCAAAGAATATCTTTCAATGCGTTTGAAAGCCTGTAAAAAAGTTATTGTTAAAACTGAGAAAGATGGGAAATATGGCCGTATGCTTGGTTGGCTATATGACGAAGACCATAATATAAATGAAGATATGATCCTTCTTGGATATGCTTGGAAATACGATGGAGGCAAGAAGGAGAAAAATTTAGAAAGTTTAAGGGAGAAAAGAAACAATGCCTAATATATTTACACCTCAACAAGACGAACAATTTATAACACCCTTTAGTCCTATTATAGGGTACAAAAAGCTTTCGCCATCTTTTGTAGAAAAGCTTAATAATTCTATGAACAGTAAACTTGAGGATTGGTCAGATACTTTAGTTGGAAAAGTTAAGGAAGAGTTGAGGTTTTCAGATGAGTTAGTTAACTCATTCCTTGATGAGATGAAAGATTTTATAATGAAGTACCAACTTCATGCTGAACTTTATACTTCTATGGGGGCTAGAGGTTTAGACCCTAATGCTGACTACAGCCTATCAGTTAGTAGTGGTTGGTTTGTAAGGCAGTTTGAAAACGAATATAACCCTGTCCATGTACACCCTGATGGTATGCTTTCCTGCGTAGGATACTTAAAGTTACCAAAAGGAATAGAGAAAGAATGGGAAGAGGACTACAAAGATCACCACCCTAGTCATGGACATATACAATTCTTTCATGGAACTTCAGTTAATCATAGTGCAACTAACTTTATGTTTAAACCACAAGTAGGAGACTTTATCATTTTCCCCTCACACATGTTTCATACTGTCTATCCTTTCAAGACAAAAGGAGAAAGAAGATCGTTTAGTGTTAATTTCACAGTTCATCAAACACCAAAAGAGGTTAAACAATGATTAAAAAATTAATATCTTGGATTAAATCTTTTTTTAAAATGGCAAAAGTTCCTAAATATTTTAGTGGGGGAAAATGAGTTTATTAACTAGTCTTATCCAGCCAGTATCTCAGATACTAGACAAAGCAATTCCTGATACAGATCTCAAACGCAAGTTATCACATGAGATTGCAACCATGTCAGAAAAACACGCTCAGGAGTTGGCCCTCGCACAAATTAATGTTAATGCGACAGAAGCTGCTAGTGGAAGCTTGTTTAAAGGTGGCTGGAGGCCTTTCGTTGGTTGGGTCTGTGGGGTTGCTTTTTGCTATCATTTTATTCTTCAGCCAGTTATTATTTTTGTAGTGGCTATTATTGGCGTAGACATTCCTGAACTACCTGATTTCCAAATGAATACTCTTTTAACTGTTTTGGGAGGCTTACTTGGAATTGGGGGTCTTAGAACTTATGAAAAACAGAAAGGACTGACAAAATGAGTGAAATAGAAATGTTCCATGTTGGAGAAAATGATAAAGGGGAGGCTCTTTATAATTTGCGTTATGTTAAAGGTGGCATGAGTTTACCAACTCCAAGTATGACTAAGGCAGAAGCTCTTGCAAAAGTAAATGGAACTGAAGTTCCTGAAGAAGTTGAGCCTGAAACAGAAAATTATCAAGACATGACTAAAAAAGAATTAGAAGCTTTTATGAGAATGCATGATATAGAATTGGATAGAAGAAAAACAAAGAGTGATTTGTTAAAACAAGTTGATAATTTTTTTAAGGATTAAAAATGGCTTTTTCATTATCGAATAGATCAAAAGGTAAATTAGAAGGTGTACATCCTGACTTAGTAAAAGTTGTCGAAAGTGCCATAGGTCTGACTGAAATCGATTTCGGAGTCACATATGGGGTCAGATCGGTTCAAGAGCAACAGAAATTATACAATTCTGGAAGATCGCAGACGATGAAGTCGAAACATTTGATTCAAGATTCAGGTTATTCACATGCAGTCGATGTAGTAGCGTATGATGGCTCAGATGTTGTTTGGGAAATAAATGTTTACGACAATATTTGCGATGCCTTTAAAAAGGCAGCAGAATTACATGGTGTTTCTATTAAGTGGGGAGCTGCTTGGTCGGAAGGTGACATAAGATCTTATCCAGGTACAGCAGAAGATGCTATGATGAAATATGTTGATTTAAGACGCTCAGAAGGCAGAAGACCCTTCATAGATGGGCCTCATTTCGAATTGATGGGGTAATATGCCTTTACAGTTATTACAGTATAAGCCAGGAATTGTAAAAGACATTACAGAATACTCTGCTGGCAAAAATGGGCCTTTTTGGGTGGATGGCAGTCTGGTTCGTTTTCGCAATGGATACCCTATGAAAGTAGGTGGATGGCAGAAAAATAAAATTTATAGAACTGATTCGGCAGGTACAATAACAAACACAGAAACCACATTACAAGGTATAGCCAGGAGAATGGTTTTCTGGCGTGCCACTTCAGATGGTGAAGATAGAATTGCCGTAGGAACTCACAACCATTTATATATTGTGCAAGATGATGTTTTGTATGACATAACTCCTTTAAGAGATACTTCTGCCACAGCTACAACAACGTCTGAAGCTTTAGATAACAGTGAAACTGAAATTGATTTGACAAGTGTTACAGGGTTTACAACTGCTGGTGCTGTAATCATAGACTCTGAAATCATAACTTATACAGGGATTTCATCTTTAACTCTTACAGGTTGCACAAGGGGTACAAACAGCACTGCTGCCGCCACTCATGTCAGTGGGGCAACTGCCACTCAAGCTTTAATTGGACCAATAGCCACTACAGACGAAAGTACAACATTAACAATAACTGATACGGCTCATGGAGCTAAACAAGGTGATTTTGTTGTGTTTAGTGGGGCTACAGCTACTGGTGGTGTCACTGCTGAAAATTTAAATAGGCCAGAAGGTTATGAAATAACTGCCATAACAACTAATACTTTTACAGTCACTGCACCAAATGAAGCTACTTCCACAGTTTCGGCAGGAGGTGGAAATGCAATTGTAATAAAATATCTTATTGGTATTGATGCAAAACTTGGTACGCAAAGTTCGGCTCCTGCTCTTGGTTGGGGTGTCGGTGGTTGGGGAAATGAAGAATGGGGTAATGCTAGGTCAGCTTCTGAATCTGATGTTAATTTGGATAATTCATCTTGGAGTTTGAGTTTATGGGGTGAAGATCTAATTGCCACAGTTCGTGGTGGGGCTATTTACTGGTGGGAT